CTCTATTGCCAAGCAGGTCCTGAACGAAGTTAGTCGTGAGGTTCAGGCTCAAGGGTGGCATTTCAATACCGAAGATGGTGTTGAGCTTTCCCCAGATGGTTTTAAAGAAATCATCGTTCCTGCAGATACCGCACGTATCGATGCAAGGGACTACAACATTGTACGCCGCGAAGGTAAGCTGTTTGATCTGGATAAGCGTAGCTATGAATTTACATCTAAAATCAAAGTAAGCATCGTTTATTTCCAAGACTTTCTACAGCTCCCAGATGTTGCTAAGAAATACATCACAACTCGAGCTTCCCGTATCTTTTCAGATCGCCTACTAAACTCAGAAACGATCCATAAGATGACCTCGCGAGATGAGCAAAAAGCTTTAATCGACCTCAAAGAATACCAAGGCGATACCGCTGATTACAATATGATGGATAGCTTTTCAGTATCTCGAGTAATGAACCGTGGGTTTAATAGGAAGGTTCTGTAATGGCTAGAAAACAAAGTTTAATTTCATCAGCTATTCCAAACCTAGTACAAGGCATCTCACAGCAGTCCCCATCATTACGTCTATCTTCGCAGGCAGAGGTGATGGAGAATGCCTTTCCCTCTTTGGTTGAGGGACTAAGTAAACGACCCCCTGCAGAGCATGTAGCTCTCATGAAAAATTCAGAGACTACAGGCACTTTCACACACTTAATCAATCGAGACGTTAATGAACGCTACTTTGTGTTCATCGATAACGCCAATACAGTATCTGTCTACGACCTAAACGGTGTAGCTAAAACAGTTACATACCCAGATGGTACATCATACCTTAATAGTACCACACCCGCCGCTGACTTCCGCGCAGTTACAGTGGCCGATTATACCTTCATCGTTAACACGTCTCAGACGACAGCGATGTCAAGCGCGACCTCCCCCCTATTTCCATTCACAGGTTTGATTGCCGTTAAACAAGGTGATTACAACCAGCGTTACACTATATACCTAGACGGTGGCGTAGCCGCTGATATTACGACAAGCTCAACTGACCAGATACAGACGCGGACAGATGATATCGCATCTAGATTGGCTTCAGCAATCAATGGACAATCCAATTTCACTGCACGAGCTGATGGCTCTACAGTAGTTATTACGAAAACTGGTAATGCTTCGTTTGACCTAGCCACTTACGATAGTCTTGGTGATGAAGCTCTCTCGCCAACTGTAGGCACAGTACAACGCTTTGATGAACTCCCAAACAAAGCACCACACGGTTATATTGCTCACATACAAGGTGACCAGACAAACGACTTTGATGATTACTACGTTAAATTCGTATCAGATAACGGCACCCAATCTAAAATTGGTGACGGTACATGGATCGAATGGATTGAACCAAACATCGAATACGAGATTGATGCAGCAACGATGCCGCACCTCCTCATTCGTCAATCCAACGGCAGCTTCACATTAGAGCAAGCAGAATGGGGCGACCGCGCAGTAGGTGATTTAACCTCTGTTCCCAACCCTTCCTTTATTGGTGGTAAAATCTCAGACACGTTCTTCTTCCAGAACCGTTTAGGTTTCCTATCAGGCGAGAACGTCATCATGTCGAGAACGTCAGAATACTTTGACTTCTTTGCGACAACTGCACGTACCCTACTGGATAACGATCCAATTGATATTGCCGCAAGTAATACCAAAGTTTCGATACTTAAACATGCTGTGGCCTTTGACCGTAAGTTGCTACTTTTCTCAGACCAGACACAGTTCATTCTGAAGGGTGCTGACTTCATCACGCCAAAGAATACCTCGATTAACACCACAACAGAGTATGAAGCGAGTACAGCAGCACGACCAGCAACAGCAGGTAGTGTTGTATACTTCCCAGCAAAGCGAGGCGGCTTTACCGCTGTCCGTGAATACTATGTTGTAGATGATACAGATCGATCAGATGCGCAGGATGTTACGTCACACGTAGCTAAGTATGTACCGGACGGCGTCTATGAGATGGCCTCTAGCACCGCAGAGAACGTATTAATCTGTCTGACTACAGAAGACGCTAGCACCTTATACATCTATAAGTATCACTGGGCTGGCCGCGAGAAGCTTCAATCAGCTTGGTTTAAATACAAGCTAGATGGTATGAACATCATCAGCGCCGAGTTCATTGAGAGTTCATTGTATGTGGTAGGAAATAAAGCTGGTAAGACAGTTTTATTAAAAATTCAGTTCGACGCAGGTCGCTCCGATACAAACCAAGAGTACGTCACCCGTTTAGATTTCCGTCTAGATGAAACTGGTGTAACCAAAGTTTATAATGCAGTAGCCAAACAAACTACCATCACGACCCCTTACACCTTAGATACCCCTGTAATCGTTACCCGTGGGTCAGCTCATGGTACAGTCATTAGCCAAGTTTCTCACACCGCAGGTGTCATGGTAGTAGCTGGTGATAAGACTTCTACAGAGTTTTACATTGGTGAGAGATACACCATGAAGTATGAGTTCTCTGAGCCAACACTTAAAGAACCTACAGCTAACGGTGGGCGCGTGTCGATTGCTGGGGGCAGGCTTCAAATCAAGCAGTGGCTTCTACGCTATCAGGATACGGGTGACTTTGATGTAAAGGTTGAACCTAAATTAGATTCATTCGGAGGGGGAGCTACATACTCCTACACTGGACGAGCAATTGGTGGTGGTGGTGCGTCTATCTTAGGCACGACTTCACTTGCGTCTGGAGACTTCCGTTTCCCTGTTATGTCAAAATCGGATCGTATCAAAATTACAATTGAAAGCAACAGCCACCTGCCCTGCCAGTTCCTATCGGCAGAATGGGAAGGCTCAATGCACCTTAGATCAAGAAGAGTAAATGGATAAACTTCTAACACCAACCACGGTGGGAGACGTTGAGTACATTGCCCCAAGATTACGCCAAGCAGATCGAAATGAGTGTCTAGCCTCAACAGGCAAGGAACCTCTCGGTATTCTACAGCAAAGTTTAAATCTTGGGGATACCACCCTGACCCTACGCGCACCTACAGGTGACCGCGTGGGTGTCTGCGGTGTTGTACCATCGATTGCCATACCCGAAGCAGGAGTTGTTTGGATGGTCGCTACAGATGACATCTATCAGCACCAGATAACATTTCTGCGTAATTCAAGGAGAGCCTTACAGTATCTCTCTGAGGACTATCTAGTCCTTTATAACTGTGTCGATGCCCGTAATTCCGTCCACATAAAGTGGCTTAAATGGATGGGCTTCACGTTCATCAATAAGCACGAAAATTATGGGGCCGAGAAACGGCTCTTCTACGAATTTGTGAGGATAAAATAATGTGCGAACCAACAACAATAGCTTTAGCCGTTCAAGCCGCTACAGCAGCCGCAGGTACAGCATCCGCCATAGATGGGGCCAATAAACAGAACGCTGCAGCCGCCCAAAATGCCCAATCAGCTAAAGATGCTTACTTCCTAAAGACCAAGCAGGCCAACCTGCAAATCGCGCAGGAACAAACCCAAGCTTCCCAACAGAAGCGTGATGGTGACCTGAAAGCTATGAAATCGCAGGGCACAGCTATGGCCGCTGCAGGTGCTTCAGGTGTTCAAGGTGTGAACATCAACCAGCTTCTCAATGACTTCGAGCGTTCTGAAGGCGTCCTAACAGACCGTATCAGTCAGCGTCTCGAGGGAATGCAAGGCCAGAACGAGTATCAGAAACTAGCGTTCCAGTCAGAAGCTCAAACCCGCATCAACTCTATGCAGCCTCAAAGCTTTGCAGAGACACTATTCAACGTAGCTGAACCTCTAGGTAGCTTCGGCATCGATTACGCAGATTACAAAGCCGAAAAAGCGGCGAGTGAGGAATAAATAATGGCTAGACCAGTAGTAGGTAATCCGTTCGATGGTCAAATCGGAACGGTAGCGCCAACGGCCAGTCCCGTAGATACCTACACACGCGGTGTAGTGAAACGAAGTCCGTTCGACGCATTGGCAAATACCCTTGGGAACTTGGAAAAGAAGGCAGTCCCTGCCCTAAAGCGTGAAGAAGTGCGTAGAAACGAGAAAGACTTTAAAGAGGGGCAACGCCTTTACCAAGAGAACCGCATCGCTATTGGCGAAGCTGTTAAGCAGGGTATTATTGAGGAAGGTGAAAGCCCTTATATCCGTAAAGGTTATAGAATTTCTCAAATGAATACTATGGCTACTCGATATGCTGCAGAGCTAGAGAATGCTCTTGCTATGGATAGACTCCATACAACTAGCAACCCTGAACGAATTAACAAATATATTAAAAACTTTCAGGCTAAGTTTGTTGAAAAGAACGGTATGTCAACTTTCTCAGACGCTGAAATGGCTGAATACTTTGGCACAAACGCACAGAAGTACGAAGAACAGTTCAGATCATCATGGCAAAAGAAACATATCACTTGGCAGAAAGAACAGGCATACGCAGCTAAACAAGCTGAAGTTGCACAGGTTATTGGTACGCTTCTGCAAGAGGGTATGACCGAACAGGAAGAGGACACTGCCCTCGTTAATGCAGCTAATTGGCTCCGCCTCCAAGGTGAGGAAGCTAATATTAATGGCCAGAACAATAAGCGTACCAATAAGGCTATAGTTGATGGTGTTATTCTTGCTGCCACCGCTTCTGGTGACCCTGAAATCTTAGACATCCTTATGAAAACCAAGATCGGTACGGGCTACGTTGGTAAATCTCTCGATGCAATGAAGTCGATTTATGCGGCTAAATCTAGCATCGCCAGAACAAACGAAGCACGGAGTTCCGCTGCTGCTAAAGCTCACGATGCAGCTCAGGAAGAGCTACGCGGTCAAATAAGCGCCGAAGTCTTCGGTAACATCCACAGTGACGGTTACAACTATGACTTTGTTGCAGACCGTATTCAGAGGCTCGTAGCTACGGGCGATGAGAAAAATGTTGCCGAAGCAATGACACTGATGAACTACAATACCAAAATTAATAAATTAGCAGTAGAACCAGCAAATTTAACTACAAAACATGTAACCGAAATCCTCGGCAAGATAGAGAATGCTCCTACAGCGCAAATCGCAAGTGAACGCCTGATAGCTTTCGCCGAAGCGAACAACCAAGACGCTGCATTTATCAGTAAGTATATGGGCGAGTGGTCAAAGTATTATGAGCCTAAATCAGATGCAGTAGGCCTGAACTTCAATACAACCGCCACAACCGAGGGGCGCGCTCTAGCAGCTATAAAAGATTCAATTCTTGGTGACCCCGACAGTGTGGATTTTGCCAAACAAGAGTACCACGACACTTGGACGCGAACAAATATTTTAGTGAGAGATCGTGTCCGACAGGCTGTGAAAACCTATAAAGCGGCGAACAATGGTGAATTTCCTAGTGACGCGGAGATGGAGATGTTGATGTACTCAGTTAATCAGGAAATCAAAATTCACTTCAATCAAGATGGCGGTGCAACCAGTAAAGTTAAATCGCTCGTCAATCTGACAAGTGACTTTGGCTTTGACGTTAGTAAATTTGGAACAACAGGAGGTACAAACTAATGAACGACACAGTAATAGACGTAGTTGGAGCTAAAAAATACCTCCTAGAGAACCCTTCCGCTAATGATGCTTTCGATAGGCAATATGGCGGTGGCGCTGCATATGCAGTGGTAAATGATGAATATATTACTCCAGAAGATACTGCAGCACGGGCTGCTGAAATTGAAGCCCAAGGCCAGAATGGTTTCTTTTCAGCAATTAAAGAGATTGGAGTAGGCGTTGCGGATGGCCTTGAAACCGCAATCAACGAGACAGGCCAGACAATTAACTCTGTCAGCCAGTATCTTGAAGAGAAGACAGGAACAGGCCGACTTGTTTGGGAAGATAAAGATGGAGATGGTAAAGTTGATATCATCCCATCCTACTGGGACCGAGAGAAAGTAGTAGAAAACGCCGATCAACTTGGCGAAGAATTGCTAACTCGCGGGATGCAAGAACTCGATGTAGTCCGTGAACCAGAGGGTATGCTGGGTGGCTTTGCAAAAGGTGCATCACAGTTTCTCACAGGCTTCGCTTTACTAGGCGGTGGTAAAGGCGGTCTAGTGAGAGCGTTCGCCACTGGCGGCGTAGTTGATGCAACTATGTTTGACCCTTATGAAGCTAACATATCTTCTATAATCTCAGAAGCTGAGTGGAGCGGGCCACATATTGAGCAAGCTTTAGCTTCGCTTAAAACGAACCCTGACGCTCCTGAATGGGAGAACCGCTTACGGAATGCTATTGAAGGCGGTATTACTGGATTAGCAGCCGAGGGTATTATCAAAGGTGTGAAGCACCTTGCGCTAACTCGTAAGGCTCGGCAGGAAATTACATCAATTGGCAAGGTTACTGACGATACTCAAGCTGAGTTAGAGGCGGCTACTTTAGAAATAGATGAAATTGCTAAATCAGTTGATGAGACCAACCCCAATAAAGGATTGCAAGCGCGTCCAGATGGTACGTTTGTCTCACCTGAAGGCTCTATCTATAAACCGGATGGTGATAAGCTAGAATTTGTAGGTAAAGAACCAAAGCCAGTTACCGCACCTAGAGAAACACCCGACGCACCGGACGCTCCTAAATCTGATAATTCACCTGATGTAGATACTGTGAGAACAGATGTAGAAGCAGATGTCACAGGCCCAGAGGTGATGTCAGCACCTAAAGTTGATAGCGAAGTACAACTCGCTAACCAACGCGCTGATGGTGCCGCACTGGGTGCGCAGACTGCCCCTAAGAAAATCTCTCCATTAGCTAAAGTCCCTGTCGTGAATAAAGATGTTCTCGATCAAGTTCTGCGTAACATGAAAGAAATGAACCACTCTGATATCAACGCGATTGAAGATGGGGGCGCATTTAACATCGATACCCAAGATGGGCTGATGACCGGAGATAAGTTAATCTCGGTAATACATGATACTCTTAAAGACGAGGGTGTCGCAAAAGCCTTAAAATTTGATAACCCTGTATCATTACAGAAGACAACAGAAGATGCTCTAAAGTATATTTCACGCACCACTAACACAGACGTGAACGTACTCATTAGGGACCTCAATGCTACTGAGACGATGACCCGTGGCCTAGCTCAAAAGATTGTGGCTGGTAAGATGGCGATGCAGACAACTGCTCGTAAAATTACCGATCTATCTAATAAGCTAGATGATGCTGTTACCGCTGGTAAGGATTCCGCTTCAATGGAGCGCGAACTATACGAAACCATGCAGCTTCATATGGAAGTACAGGCAAACACTAAGAGTATGCAGACCTCTGCTGCACGGGCCACAAGCGCCGGACGTATCCGTACAGACGCTGATTTATCTATGGACACCTTAGATGGGCTATCAGCATTCGGTGGTTCCCAGAAGATACGCGACTTAGCTAAGAAGCTTCGGTATGTCAAAGATGGTGAAAGTGCTGGGCGGATTGTTTCAAAAGCTATGGATAGAAAATGGATCGGTGTTCTTAATGAATACTGGATTAATACTATTCTATCTGGCTACAAAACTCAGATACTTAACATCACCGCAAACACTGCGAACCTATTCCTACTCCCAGCAGAACGAGCGATGGGTGGTCTAGTCCAAGGTGCTAGAACAGGTGATTTCACGCAAGCTAGGCAGGCTGCTAAACAGTATAAATTCTTATACAACTCTATGGCAGAAGCTTTGCACATGTCAGCAATCGCTTTTAAAGATGAACAGACAATACTCGATAGCTCCGTAAAGTTTGACGTAGGCGCAGGCACACAGAACAAGCAAATCACTGCTGAAAATCTAGGTGTAAAAGGCCAGCTCACCGGAAACGCTGTGGATATAGTAGGTAAAGCCGCACGGCTTCCCTCTCGTTTCCTAATGTCAGCGGATGAGTTCTTTAAGCAGACAGCTTTCCGTTCGCGCATTAAAGCTATGATCGAAGTTGATCTTGAGGATATGTCCCTAGAGGATGTCCAAGCTAAAGGGTATGCTACTAAGGATGCTATGTTTCAGGCAGAGATTGAAAAAGCCTTCACCCAGAAAACTGATGCAGCCGAACGGTTCCAAGACCTCGTACTTATGGGTCGTGTTATAGACGATCCAGAGGTTAAAGAAGAGTTCATCAACAACGCTGTTAATTCCTTCAACGAGGCAAGTCCTTATGCGGTCGAAGCTTTAAGGGAAGCACGAGCAACCACGTTCACAACCCCCTTACAGGCAGGAACTGCTAGTTTTAAAATCCAAGAATTAGCAAACCAACACCCGCTAATTCGTCAAGTAATTCCGTTTATTCAGACACCTATTAACATTATGGGGGCAGCTTGGGACAGAACCCCCGGTCTCAACATGCTACATAAGTCTTATAAACAAGCCTTAAATAGCCCAGATCAAGCAGTTAGAGCTGAAGCTATAGGCAAGATGGCGACCGGTACGGTTGTTGTAGGCACCTTAATCCCACTAGCACTCAATGGGCGTGTCACAGGTGGTGGACCTACAGACCCTGCAGAAGCTGCAATGTGGCGGAAGTCTAAAGATTGGCAACCTTATTCAGTTAACTTTGGTTCCCATGAAAATCCTAACTGGGTCTCCTTTGCGAAGCTCGATCCACATACAACATTGTTTGGTATTATAGGTGATATCACAGAAATGTATGCGAAATCTGGTGACGCCGATCAAGACTTCGGAGCTTACATATCTATGACCATCGCGTCATTAGGTAACAACGTGGTTAACAAGACCTACCTCAAAGGTATCTCAGATATTGTAACTCTGTTGAACTCTAAGGATGACCCCGCTGCCGTAGGGCGGTTCCTAAATCAACGTGCTGCCTCGTTCATGCCTTATTCATCTATGAATACACAATTGGCGCAGACGTTCGAAGATAACCTATTAGAAGCTCGAGGATTCATGGATACTGTCCGCAGTAAGTCATATTTCATGCGCAGTCAGCTTCCTGTTAAATATGATTGGTTATCAGGTGAAGCAGAGACAGGCCCTGAAAGCCTGAAGATGCTACCGCATATCACTAAGAAATCTCTGAAACCAGAACATAAACAACTAGCTTCAGTACAAGCTGAACTCCGTAAATTAGGTTATGGCGCTCAAGGCCCTGACAGAACAATTAGCGGAGTGACGTTAACTGGTGAACAATATCACCGATGGAACGAGTTAATGGGGACAGAGAAACTAGGCGGTAAAACTCTTGTTGAGAGGCTTGATAAAATGATTGGTTCCAAGCGTTATCAAGAATGGAGCAAGTTTGACGGTCAGTTCACTACTCAGGAAGACCCTCGAGTAGATGCACTTCGAGTAATTATCTCTGATTATAAAACTCGTGCAAAGAAGAAATTGCTACGGGAAGTTCCAGAACTGAACCAATCGGTACGTGATTACACGCGATATCAACGAGGATTGGCATCAGGGAACCATAGGGAAAAACCTGAAATAGATATGAACAACATCTTCAAATAACCCCTAACACTCAGGCCCCTCTTCGGAGGGGTCTTTCCAATTACCCCCTATATCTAGGAGTATCACTCAATGGCAGTATCCATTGTGACCTATACTGGTGACGGCTCGACCTCACAGTATATCATCACGTTCGATTATATTGATCGAACCCATGTAAGTGCCACGGTCGGTGGAACCGGAGCATCTTTTACTTTTATTAACGACACCACCATCCAATTTAATACAGCACCTGCCTCGGCTGCAGAAGTGAAGCTAGTACGACAGACACCCGTAGCTGCCCTAGTGGATTTCACAGATGGCTCTACGCTCTTTGAAGCTGACCTCGACCTCGCCCACAGGCAGAACAGGTTACTCGCAGAAGAGAGCCGTGACCGCGCAGATAACGCTATTACGACAATCAATAATAATATCGATGACGTGAATACTGTAGCTGGGATTTCTAGCAACGTGACGACTGTTGCAGGTATTAGCGGCAATGTAACAACGGTAGCGGGTATCGCCGCCAACGTGACTACGGTTGCTGGTGATAGAGCAGATGTTCAGACAGTCGCTGGTAAGTCAGTGGAAGTAGGACGGTTGGGTACGGCAGATGCTGTGGCTGACATGGATACTTTGGCAGCTATCTCTGGTGATATTACTACGGTTGGCGGCATAGCTGCTAATGTAACTACAGTTGCTACTAATATAGCGGCTGTTAATGACGTATCAACTAATATGGCGGAAGTATTGCTTGCAGATACTAACGCTGCTACAGCTACGACTAAAGCTAGTGAAGCGTCTACGTCAGCATCTACAGCCTCTACGCAAGCAGGTATCTCAACAACCAAAGCTAGTGAAAGCTCTGCAAGTGCTGCCGCTGCTTTAGTTTCTAAAAATGCTGCTTCAGGCTCTGAGACTAATGCACTGGCCTCTAAGAATGCCGCTTCTTCTTCAGCATCTACAGCCTCTACTCAAGCAGGTATTTCAACAACCAAAGCTGGGGAAGCTTCTACTTCGGCTGCTACAGCTACAACACAAGCTGGCATAGCCTCTACTCAAGCAGGTATTTCAACAACCAAAGCTGGGGAAGCTGCTGCAAGTGCTGCATCAATTACTGGGGCTGAGACTAACTCCGCTGGATCTGCCTCTGCTGCTGCTGGTTCTGCCACTGCTGCTGCTGACTCCGCTGCTGCTGCGGCTGCTGCCTTTGATTCCTTTGACGATAAGTATCTTGGAAGCAAAACTGGATACTCAGGTAGTGGCACAGGCCCAACGGTAGACAACGATGGTAATGCTTTGGTCGAGGGGGCTTTGTTCTTCTCTTCTGATGCAAACGAAATGCGTGTGT